CAATACTATAACATGGAGGAACCATGCAAACAGAACTTAAAACTGCAAAAGATGATAAGCTAGTCGATCTTGATGTTTCAGGAGAGGGTGCAGAAGTCGAGCTAGAAGATAAGTCTCACGGCACAGTTAAACCAGATAAATACGAAGATGTAAAAACCGAAGAGGTAGAACCTCTTGCTCCAAAGGTAGAGGTTGCTGAAGAAAAGCAATCTGAGGAGATGGATCAATATTCTGATAAAGTTAAAAAAAGAATAGACAAATTAACATACAAAATTAGAGAAGCTGAGAGAGAAAAAGAAGCTGCTCTTCAATTTGCACAAAACGTACAAAAAGAATTAGCTGATGCTAAGAAAAAAACTTTTGACATTGACAAAGGTTATATGTCTGAGAGTGAAGTACGTAACAAGATGGCTGCAGATTTAGCTAAAGAAAATTTAATTAGAGCTAGAGAAGCAGGAGATTATGCAAAAGAAGAAGAAGCAAGACAGGCCTTAACTAAATTAGATCTTGAAGCAGAAAGAATTAGAGTTACAAAAAATAAAAAAGAGCGTGAGTATGAGGATTTTGAGAAAGAGTTGCAACAAGAACAACAAACTTTACAAAATCAGTCTAGACCACAGCCATCACAAAAAGCGATTGATTGGGCTGCTAAGAATACTTGGTTTAGACAAGATGAAGAAATGACAGATTATGCTCAACGTATACATCGTGGTTTAGTGGCGGAAGGATTTGACACAGAATCAGATGATTACTATAATGAATTAACTGTTAGAGTTAAAAACAAGTTTCCAGAGTCCTTTAAG